TTGATATTGAAGAGAATAACAGAAGAAAGGAAGCGTATAAAAAACGATTAGAAGAGAAAAAGGCATTAGATGAAAAGAATAAAGAGAAAGAAAAAGCAGATGCTGAGAAAGCAAAAGCAGATGCTGAAAAGGCTGCAAAGGATGAAGCAGATAGATTAGAAAAAATAAGAATAGATAATGAAAATAGATTAAAGAAACAACACAAACAAGAGAATGATGATTTAAAAGCACAAGCAGAATTAAACTTAATTACTTTTGAAGAGAATGCTGATCTGTTATTATTAGCAAAGCAAAATAAATTAGAAATTGAAAAAAATATAGCTTTAGAAAATACTGAATTAACTGAAAGTCAAAAGGCATTAATAATAGCTAAATATGAGCAGGATGTAACAAAATTAAAAGAAGATGAAGCTAATAAACAAAAAGAATTAAAGAAAAAAACAGAAGAGCAAAATTTTAAAATAACTGAACAAGGATTAAAATCAATTCAAAACTTATCAGATATATTCTTTTTAGCTCAATCTTCAAAGGCTAAGAAAGGAAGTGCAGAAGCCGAAAAATTAGCTAAAAAACAATTCCAAGTTAATAAGGCTTTACAATTATCTTTAGCAGTTATGGATGGTTACAAAGCTATTACTGCTTCATTAGCCGCATCTCCTGTAGTTATCGGTGCAGTACCTAACCCTGCCGGTATTGCTTCATTAGCTTTTGCAGCAACAACCTCAGCATTAAATGTGGCTAAAATTTTAGCTACTCAATATGAATCAACTTCTACAGGTGGTGGTGAAACACCAACCCCATCAATAGGTAGCACAGGCGAAACTCCAACAATAACACAACCGATGTCTCAACAAGCTACAACACCGGGTACTAACTTTGATGCTCAAGGTAATGTTATCGGAGGTGGCGCAATGAAAGCCTATGTAGTGGAAACTGAAATAACGAATAAACAAACAACTGTAAATAGACTACAAAGTCAAGCCGAATTTGGATAATTTAAAACAAATGTAATTTAATATTATGGAATTAATAGATTTATATATTGATGAGAATTTAGATGATAATAGCGGAGTTAATGGTATTGCTACTGTTGACAGTCCTGCTATTGAACAAGGTTACTTCGCATTCAATAAAACTAAAAAAACATTACGATTAACATTAGGAACTAACAAAGGAAACTTTGCTCCAATATCAGCCGACAAACAAATATTAGCAGGTGCTTTAATGATACCTGATATGGAGATTTACAGAAACGATAATGGCAAAGAATATAACTGTAGATTCACAAAAGATACTATTCAAAAAATAGTTAAAAAATTCTCAATATTAGGATATAATAATTCTATTAATGAGATGCACGATTTAAGTAAGCCTATTAATAATTCGGTATTGTATCAGCATTTCATTATTGATAGAGCAATGGGTATTAATCCACCTTTAAATCAAAATCATTTACCTGATGGTACTTGGTTTGGTTTTGTTTATGTAGGTGATAAGAAAGTTTGGGAGGATTTTATTAAGACAGGTATTTATACAGGCTTTAGTGTTGAGGGTAATTTTTATGAGCAAACAGTAAATGAATTAAGCGAAGATGAAGCTAAGGCTATAATTGATGCGATATAATTTTTTACACAAAATCTAACTAATTGTAATTTAATAAATAAAGAATAAAATGACATTTAAAGAAGCCGTAAACAAGATTCTAAGCGTAGAACAGAAAATAGAATTAAAAGAATTATTTTCTTTCAATACTCCTGTACCTGTTATTGCACCTGAGAATACTCCTGTTGCTGAGCCTGTAGTAATGGGTGAAGCTAAATTAATGGATGGTACTGTAGTAAAGTACGACACTCCTGAATTAGTAATTGGTTCAATGATTACTGTAGTAACTCCTGATGGTGAGTTTCCTGCTCCTGTAGGTGAACATACATTAGAGAATGGAACTGTAATAACTGTTGATGAAACAGGTAAAGTAATTGAAATCGAAGTTAAAGAAGAGGAAACTCCTGAAGTAGTTGTAGAAGCATCTGCTCCTGTAACAATGTCAATAAGCCCTGAAGAGAAACAAGCTATAATGGATGAGGTTATTGCAATGTTTGAGCCAAGAATTAAGGCTTTAGAAGATGCTATATTAGTAAGTCAAGCATCAGCAAGTGAATTACAAAGTAAGTTTAGTGAGTTTGGTAAGTTATTAGATTTACCGACTAATGAGCCTACAAAAGTAGTTGAGAATAAATTTCAAAGTAAACTAAATAAAATCAATCAATTTAACAAATAAAATCAAACAAATATGCCAAACGGATATGATGTTTCCGCATTAGGAAACTATACAAAACAAGACGCAAATTCTCTTATTTATAAGATTATCGCAGGCGGTCAAACTGCATCATTAATGACTGTACAAACAGGTGTAAAATCTGCTGAAACTATTAACATTGTAGCTGCTCGTGCTGTATGGCAATCAGGTGGTGCTTGTGGTTTTACTGCTTCAGGTGATACTACTTTTAGTCAGCGTACTATTACTATCGGTAAAGTTACTGCTCAATTAAAATGGTGTGAAGCTGATTTAGAAGCTAAGTATTTACAAGGTGCTTTAAAAGCAGGTAGCCAATACGATATGCTTACTTTCGAGCAACAAATAGTAGGTGATGTTTTACAAAACATTATCAAAGATAAAGAAAGAGCAATTTGGCAAGGTGATACTACTTCTACAAGTGCTTACTTAAATAAGTTTGATGGTTTAATTAAAATCATTGGTGCTGCATCAGGTGTTAATACTGCTACTGCTGTAACTTGGTCAGTTGCTAACTCTCGTACAGGTGTACAAAATGTATTGACTGCTATGACTGACGATATGTTAGCTAATCCAAATATGAAGATATTTATCGGTACTGCTGAGGCTCGTGATTACAGATTGAAATTAGGTATTGATAACTTATACCACTTAACTGGTGCTGATGCTAAGTTATACGCTGAAAATTCAGATATCGAAATCGTTCCGGTAATTGGTTTATCAGGAACTAAAAAACTTTATGCTATGTCTACTGAGAACATGTATTTAGGTTGTGATTTACTTAACGAAGAGGAGAAATTAGATTTATTCTTTGCTAAGGAAGCAGACGAAATCAGAATGAATTGCAAGTTTAAATTAGGTGTTCAAGTAGCATTCCCTGATTTAATTGTAAAGCAAATCAACTCTTAATAAATTCAAATAATAGGGGAGATTAAAAACCTCCCCTTTTTAATAACTAAAAAAAAATTATAATCATATGCCATGTGTATTAAATAGCGGTATAACCAAAGCATGTAGAGATGCTGCTCCCGGTCTTACTACAGTATATGTAACTGAGTTTAGCAATTATACTCAAGGTACAATTACATCGGCTTCAGGTATTATAACTAACGTAGCATCATTCTTAAATACAGGTAAAAAGTTTTGGATTTATGAATTAGAGATGGGTGTTGGTTCTGAAGTAGAAAATATCAATCCTGATAGCAAAACAGGAACATTAGCAATAGCACAAAACTTGAATTTTTACATTCCTAAAAAACAAGCATCGGTTGCACAACAAGTAATGCTTTTAGCACAACAAGATTTATTATTTATCGTTAAAGATAGAAATGGTAAATATCGTTTGTTAGGTCAAGAGTTTGGAATGAGAATGGTTGCATCAACTGCTCCATCAGGAGTTGCAGGTAACGAACAAACAGGATATGTTTTAGCTTTCTCAGGTGAAGAGAGAGTATTAGCAAATGAAGTACCAAGTACATTAATTAGTTTAGTTACTGTTCCTGCTTAATAAATTTTTGCTCTATATATAATCAGACTAACCCCGTAAGGTTAGTCTTTTTTATTTTAAAAACTTTCAAAAAATTGTAATTTAATATTAATGCTATATCTAATTACAGGCGGAAATACAATTACAGTTACATTAACGGAGAAAGTTACAATAGCTAATCCGCAATTTGTTTTTGTATTTGTTAATGATAATACCGGAAAGAAATTCGCATGTACTTCTACAGATATAAGTCCTAATACAGATAGATATAATCAATTCGATTTAACACTAACTACAACTACACCTAATCCATTATTAGCTGAGGTTGAGTTTGACGATTATGGATTCTATCATTACTATATTTATCAAATAGTTGATGCAACTACATTCAACTATAATACAATAAACACAACAGATTTAAGAACATTAACAGGATTAGTTGAAACAGGTAAGGCTTATTGGTCCGCTCCTGTAACAGTTAATTATTATTATAAAGATATTAGAACATCGATTGTAACGTATGGCCAATAGTGAAATAGTAGGAAATCTACTTAAAATAGAATTTGAAAATAACACAATGCCAGTTGTGGCAGTGAAATCTAATAAGCCATATTTATATTGGGGTCAACAAAACAATTACCCATCTTACCTATTAGAATTATATAAGAGAAATGCTTATCATGGTGCAATTATAAAAACTAAGGCTGAGCATATTTATGGTAAGGGATTATGCTATGACAAAGACGAATTAACATTAGCTGAGCAAATTCAATACGATAATTTCTTATCTAAGGCAAATAGATTTGAAGATTGGAATAGTATATTTAGAAAAAACACTACACCATTTGAATTATTTGATGGTGTTGCATTACAAGTGATTTATACATTTAATGGTAAGTGCGAAGTATATGCAATGGAGTTCGCGAAGTTGAGATTAAGTCCTGATGGTAAAACAGTATTCTATTGTGATAAATGGATTAATGACGATGGGACAAGGAATATAAATCCTGAAAGACATGATTCATACAAAGAATATCCTATATTCAATCCACAAATAAGAACAGGAACACAAGTATTATATTATAAGTTACCTACATTAACTGCAATGGAGTATGGAGACATATATCCTGAGCCTAATTATTTACAATGTTGCCAAGATATAGAAACAGATATTGAGATAACTAACTTCCATTACTCAAATACTAAGCAAGGATTTAGCGCATCTGCAATGCTATCATTATTTAATGGTGAGCCTACAGAAGCCGAGAAAAAGAAATATAGTAGATTGTTTGAAAATAGATTTACAGGTACAAGTAACGCCGGAAAGATTATATTTAACTTTGTTAATCAAGGCGGTCAAGAAGCTAAAATAACTTCATTAACTGCAAGTGATTTAGATAAGCAATTTGAGATATTATCTAAGAGATTACAACAAAATATATTAACAGGACATCGAGTTGATCCTGCATTAGCTGGTATATTCAGCGATACAATGATTGTAGGAGATAATACTGTTTACTTACAGAAATACGATAGATGGGTAAAATCATACATTGAACACAGACAAGCGATACACATTGAGATTATTCAAATGATAGGCGAAGTTAATGGAGTTGATTTATCTAAGTTAGAAGTTAAACAGAAGGCTCCTGCATCATTGGATTTACCATACGATACTAATTTATTGACTACTTTATTTGATGCTGAAACATTAAAGAAACATTATGCGAAACAATTAGGAATAGACATTGCTGAAAGTTCAGAGGTTGTTATTGCTAAGGATAGTTTAGAAATGGAGGGAGTTAATGAGCATTTAAAGAATATAACTGCTAAGCAATGGATTCATATTAAGCGATTAGTTAGGGAGGTTACCAAAGGTAAAACATCTAAGGATGCTGCAAAGATGTTAATTAAGAATAGTTATGGCTTAAAGGATGAAGATATTGAATTATTATTCAAAGCTCCTGAAAGTGCATTCGCTAAACACAATGCAGATAAAATGGCTGATTTGTTTATTGAATGTGCAATAGACGATAATCCGGAAGATGAGATATTAGCAGAGTTTGAAGTAAAGAATGGATTTGAAGCATTGGAGAAAGAAAATAAATTCTTTAGACATCAATTTGCTAATCCTTATGAGGACCCTACAAAGTTAGAGAATGCGATTATAGATATGACTTCAGGAAATCCATATATAACTCCTGAAGAGATTGCAAAACAATTAGCATTAGATTTGACTGTTGTTATAGCAGCGATTGAATCAATGAAGTTATTAGGCTTATTAGATACATTAGAGG